GGTACTCAAATGGGTGCTGACATATATAAGATACCCCAACCCGTGGCAATTGATATAACTTACGAGGTAAGTATTGTATGTACTAAATTCAGAGATTTAAATAAATTTAATCAAATAGTACTACAGAAATTCTCATCACGTCAGGCATACACGACAGTGAAAGGTCATTATGTACCAATTGTATTGGATAATATTGAAGACAACACACCCGTTGAATTAGATTCTCGTAGATTTTACGTTCAAAATTATAGATTCGTTTTACTTGGTTTTTTAATTGATGATCAAGAATTCGAGGTTAAACCTGCGGTGAGTAGATTATTCTTAATGAATGAATTTATTCAAAGTAATAATTACGAAAAGAAATATCTCACTAAAAATTTAGAGATATCAGTCGCGACTTTCACTGCGGATGGACTCCAAACAGTATTTAGTGTGGGGGAAACTATAGGTATATTATTTAATGTTTCAATAAATGGTCTCGTACAAGAAAGGGATATTGATTTTTATCATGTTGCATTAACCTCCAAAATCACATTCGTTGAACCCCCAAGAGAGAACGCGAAAGTAACTATCACATATTATAAAGGTAGATCAAGTGTTTTCGTTGATAGTGAGGGTAACGTTAGACAGGTATCTACCGAATACTTCACATATGATGGTTCGTCACTATCATTCACTACGATTAATAATATTGATAGTGTAATAAGTTTAGATATTAACGGTCTTTTACAAGAAGAGGGTGAAGACTTTGATATTTCTTCAGGAACTGAAATTACTTTAAAGGGGACACCGAGGATTGGAGCAAGAATTGGTGTGACTTATCTATTCTAACTATTCACCATATAGGTCTTTTTTTCGATCGGTACAGTACTTATCCACCCACATTTCTACGACCTTATAAATCTTCATACCATGTTCATCACAGTATGACTTTAGTTTATCATGGTGTCTATCACTGATTTTAAGGTTTTTTGTTTTTCGAATACTCATAAAGATAAAAAAGGATACAATTATATCTTTAAATATCTCAAAATAAAAAAGTTGAGAAATCTTTACTAAAAACAAAGATATTTATATAAAGACAATAAAAAATATAACTCAAGTAATCGATGGCAAATTCAAACAGAGTATTCGTTTCTCCGGGTGTGTATACATCAGAGAAGGATCTAACGTTCGTAGCTCAAAGTGTAGGTGTAACTACCTTAGGTTTGGCGGGTGAAACTATTCAAGGACCCGCATTTGAACCAATTCTAATAAGAAATTTTGATGAATTCAAAACCTATTTTGGTCCTACCTCCCCTGTAAAATTTTCAGATGGTAACCCTAAATATGAATTAGGATATGTTGCAAAATCATACCTACAAGAATCAAATCAACTTTTCGTAACGAGAGTTTTAGGTTTAACAGGATATAAACCACTAAAAACTTTCGGGATTAAAACATTAGGAGGAATTACTGTAGATTTAGATACGTTAACCAACTCAGTGGTTGACAGTTTATCAGGTGCTACACCAAACGCGAACACGGATTTAAGTATCGCGGGGTCAGCATTCTACAATGATTTATCTGACAAAACAGCAAACGACGGAACATCAATCCCTGATTTTATAACAGGATTAACGGTACAAGACGGAACATGGTTCACAATCGGTCATGTAGATGGGAATGATACAGCATCATTAACCGACTCATTAGAAATCGCAGGACCTATTGGTAGTAACTCAAATAATAATTGGTACAACACATTCTTTAAGGAGGATGGTTTAGGAAATATAGATGGTGTTTATTCATACTTGTTTGTGTGGAGCACAGCAAATAATGGATGGAACATTGCACAATATGAGTGGTCTGCGGAAGTAAACGCCGACTATGACAATATGATTGTATTGGCATTAAGATCGAGAGGTTCGTATGATGGTGAATCATTAGAACTTGAAGTTACGGGTAATACCGATCTAACGATTTCATCTACTGAAATTGGATCTAATCCTCTTGGTGAATTCACATTAACTGCGGTTGGATCAACAAGTGGTTCTAAAACATTCACATGTTCTTTAGATGTCTCATCAACAAAGTATGTGTCTAAAGTATTAGGTAGTGATGTTTTTGATAAGAAAAAAGGTGAATTCCCTGTTTATGTATTCGAAGAATACCCTAACCTATTAAAATCTTTACACGATTTAGGTTTAGTAAGAGGTTTATCTACTGATGTTGTTTATCACGATGTCGATAACGACTTCTTAAATCAATGGGATACTCCCGCATCACCAACCATCGTATCGGAAGTGAGAGGTGGTACTGTTTCAGATCTATTTAGTATCGTAAGTATTTCTGACGGTGACGCGGCAAACAATCAAGTAAAAATACAAATCCAAAACATTGATATTGAAACGGGTGAATTTGATTTAATCGTTAGAGATTTCAATGACACTGATGATAATATGTCAGTACTTGAGAAGTTCTCAAGATGTTCAATGAATCCTGATTTACCGGGGTACATTGGTAGAAAGATTGGTACATCAGATGGTGAATACGAACTAAGATCTAAATATATTATGTTGAACTTAGCAGAAGATCACCCTGTAGATGCATTCCCCGCTGGATTTAAAGGATTTACTTCAGATCTTTTAGGTACAAGTAAGATTGGTAATGTATTATATAAAACCAAATACAATGATGCAGGTGATGTTATTGGATACTCTTCTTTAGGTGAACCTGAATTAACAAACGGTGATAAAGTAAGAAAGGTAACTTTAGGTTTATCAAGTCAAATTGGTTTGGATTCTGATTTATTCCACTATAAAGGAAATGCGGCATCTCAAACTTCACATGGATTCCACTTATCAGTTAACGCACCGACAGGTTATAAGACAACACCTTACGATTTAGAAGGTGCAGATAAAGGGAAATTAGATTCAAAATCATTTAGAAAGTTCACATTGGCAGTATGTGGTGGTTTCGATGGATGGGATATCTACAGAGGTACAAGAACTAATGGAGATGGTCACATTTTCGGTAAGAACACTTACGTAAGTGGACATACAACTAACGGTGGCGTATTCAGTTCTGCGGTGGGTAATTCAGATTACTACGCATACTTACAGGCAATTGAAACATTCTCTAACCCTGAATCAGTAGATATTAACATCTTCGCAACACCGGGTATTGATTTCTATAACCACAGTTCATTGGTTAACCAAGCAATCGATATGGTTGAAGGTGATAGAGCGGATTCATTATATATTGTAAACGCACCTAACACATCTGATGTTGATGAAATAATTGATCAATTAGACACTGTTGATTTAGATACTAACTATACAGCAACCTATTGGCCTTGGATCCAAGTAAGAGATGGGGATAATGCAACTCAATTATACATCCCACCTACAGGTGAAGTTGTTAAGAATATCGCATTGACCGATAACGTTTCTTATCCTTGGTTCGCAGTGGCGGGTTACCAAAGAGGTTTAGTAAACGCAATTAAAGCGAAGAAGAAACTTACTTTGGATAATAGAGATGATCTATATAAAGCAAGAATTAACCCAATCGCAACATTCTCAGATACAGGTACTATCATTTGGGGTAACAAAACCTTACAGGTTAGAGAATCAGCACTTGATAGAATTAACGTAAGAAGATTGTTATTAAGAGCGAGAAAACTTATTTCGGCAGTTGCAGTAAGATTATTATTCGAACAAAACGACGAACAAGTAAGAAATGAGTTCTTAAGATTGGTAAATCCAATTCTTGAATCAATTAAGAAAGAAAGAGGTTTATATGAATTCCGAGTAACCGTATCAAACGATCCTGAGGATATTGATGCAAATACTCTAAGAGGTAAGATTTATGTCAAACCAACAAGAGCATTGGAATTTATTGATGTAGAGTTCTTGATAACACCAACAGGTGCATCATTCGAGAACATCTAAATAATAAAAGGAAAAGGGAGGGTCTTACGACTCTCCCCTATCCAAAAGTAAAAATTGAGATGACACCCGGTATACTGGCTAATTATAATAGCAACTTTAATTATTTATTTAATTTTACTTGCTAATATTACCGGGTAACAAAAAAATACGGAAAATTTTTGACAAAGTCAAGTACTTTCCAAAACAAAATAAAAATATTTCGATAAGAGATATATTTATAATAAAAGAATAAAAAGATAACAAATATACAGACATGGCAGATTTATTAATGAAAATGCCGGTTCCTTACGAACCGAAAAGAGTTAACCGATTTATCGTTAGATTCCCTTCAAGTTTGGGTATCAACGAATGGTACGTTACTTCGGCTGCAAGACCGAGTGCAAAAATCAACTCTGTTGAAATTCCTTTCCTAAATACATCAACTTACGTTGCAGGTAGATTCGTTTGGAATGAACTAAGAGTTAAATTCAAAGACCCAATTGGTCCTTCAGCATCTCAAGCGTTGATGGAGTGGTTCAGACTACACGCAGAGTCTGTAACAGGTAGAATGGGTTACGCTGCGGGTTACAAGAAAGACATTGAGTTGGAAATGTTAGATCCAACAGGTGTTGTAGTTGAAAAATGGATTCTACAAGGAACATTTATCACTGATTTGAACTTCAATGAATTAGATTACAACAACGATGCACTTGCAACTATCGATTGTACATTGAGAATGGATAGGTGTATCCAAGTCTACTAAGAAAAAAATCTGTCTAATATTTATAAGGGAACTCTTAACGGGGTTCCCTTTTTTTATTTTAAATAAACTTTACTTTTTGATATTTAATGTATACATTTTAACTATATGGAAGACAGACCTCAATATGGGATAGACCCAACAATTGCATATGATGTAGTTGAATTACCAAGTAGGGGACTTATGTACCCTTCAAAAACGAAGGCGGTAAAGGTCGCATATCTAACTGCGGCGGATGAGAACATCTTATCCTCACCAAACTTGGTGGCGAAAGGTGATGTGATTAGTGAGTTATTAAAAAGAAAAGTTCTTACCAAAGAAGTTCCTGTTGAGGAATTGACTATGGAAGACCAACAAGCAATCCTAATCTTTCTAAGGAATACCGCGTTTGGGTCTGAAATGGTTCTAACATTAAAGGATCCGAAAACAGACGAACCATTTGAACATACCGTAGATTTGGCTGAACTCTCATACAAAGATTTTACTTTGACTGAGGATGAAAATGGTGACTATCCATACACCATGGAAAAATCTAAAGTGGGTATTACATTTAATTTCTTATCTAAGAAAGATGAAGAGGAGTTAGAAGAGATCGCAAATAATTGGAATGGACTCGGTAATCCCCCGATTATTACAAGAAGATTAGAAAAACTAATTAAATCTGTAGCAGGAAATCCTGATCCGATGAACATTAGAAACTTCATTGAGAAACTTCCAATTGTAGATTCTCAAAAATTTAGAAAATACGTAACAGAAAACAAACCCGGTGTCGATCTGACACAACACGCAATAGCCCCATCAGGAGAAAAAGTCACATTTAGGATTGACTTTGGGGTTGACTTTTTTCGCCCTTTCTACGGACTATAAAAGCGCGCAGTATACTGAAACTATATTCTTAGTCAAAAAAGGATTCACTCATAGGGATATTCTTGAAATGCCAACATACTTAAGAAGGTATTATGTTCAAAGAATTATTGAGTTAGAAAAACCTTCTGATTAGGTATTTATATAGTATGAGTGAAAGAGAACTGAAGAAACTTTACGATCAGGGTAATTACGATGATATGTCTTTTAGTGAATTTAAAAGACAGATACAAAGCGGCACGTCCCAAAATTCTTCCACATCAGGTAATAAAGATAAAGATAATGATCTCAAACAACCGTTTGGGTCGGGATTTATAAAATTGTTAACCGATACTTTGGGGGCTGCACAATATCAATCATCCGCACCCAATGATGATAACTATCTTGGTGCTGTTATGCAGGGATACCAACAGAGTAATGCGAGTACTATAGTTGGTAAATTCTTCGATGGTATCCAAGAAAGTGCATTACAAAGTGTACAGACTTATATTAGTCAACAAAGTTACCTTTTATCTCAAGTAAACGAGGAACTCGGATTAACAGGTACATTATCGGAAGAGTTTAGAGAACAAATATCGGAAGCTCAACCTGATTTAATTAGGATGGGTATTAAATTTGATGAATTGGTCGATTCCTCAAAAGAGTTGGTTGATAGTACGGGTAGGTTTGCGTTGGTCGGATCTGATATGTTAGTTCGTGCGGGTCAAATTGCACAAGCATATGGTTTAGATATGACACAAATTGTTGGTGCATATGCGGAATTTGAGAAAGTCGGTATAGGAGCATCAGAGGCACAAGAATCTATTGCTGACGCTGGTGAAAGATCATTAGAATTAGGACTCCAATCTAAAACTACTATTAAAGGTATTACTGATAACATAGAAAAATTAAATCAGTACGGATTCGAAAATAGTGTTGAGGGGTTAGAAAAGATGGTTCGTAGGGCCACTGAGGTTAGAATGAACCTACAAGACGTATTTAAAGTGGCGGATCAGGTATTTGATCCCGAAGGTGCGTTAGAACTATCCGCAAACCTACAAGTTTTAGGTGCTGCTTTTGGTGATTTTAACGATCCACTTAGGTTAATGTATATGGCAACCAATGAGGTTGAGGGATTACAAGGTGCGTTAGAAGGGGTTTCCAAAAATTTAGCAACCTATAATACTGAGACCGGTGCATTCGAAGTGACGGGAGCGAACCTTAGACAAGCAAGAGATATTGCGAAGGCGTTGAACATGGATGTCAAAGACCTTACTCAGACTGCAATTGCACAACAGGAAAGAATGCAGGCGAGTCAGATGATGTCAGGTTTAGGATTAAGTGAGGAACAAGAAGAATTCTTAACTAACATTGCCAGAATGAAGGACGGTAAGATGAGTATTGCACTTACAAGTCCTGAATTACAAGAACAGTTTGGAGGTGCAACTGCAATATCATTAGATAAGATCGATCAAAGTGTTGCCAAAACACTACTTAAATATCAAGACGAATTTAAAGAGGTTAGTGAGGGTGATCTCATTAGAAAACAAGTAACTGCGGTTGAGAACATCAATAGAGACGTTAATTACTTGGTAACCTTAGCGAGACTAAGAGCTGCGGGAGTGGCGGATAATGTGATTGAGGCTGCAGTGGGTATGGACGCTAAAGACACAGGTCAATCCTTTAGTGATTTGCTTAAAGAAGGTACCGATTCGTTAGTTGAAAAGTTTGGTTCAGGTGGTGCTGCAGTAATTAAAGGAATACAGGACTCATTAGGTATGACCAAACAACTCGAAGAACAAGAGGAAAGAAGAAAAAAGGTTGAGGGTGGAACCACTCAAACAACAACAAAAGTTATTCATGAACACAATGTAAAAAGTGACCAAGTCGTAGGTTCTTTCCAAAAACAATGGACATTAAATCCTGAACAGTGGATAGTTGACAATAGTAGGTCATACACATCAAATAATTAATGATGGATTTACACATTAATCTATTTATATAAAAAAGATAATATGCCGAGTTATTTAGATTTCGATTCAACGTCACAGTT